TCATCCAGAATTAGGTTCTAATGTTCGGGCAATGTTATTTGAACCAATGACACCATTGATTGCATTAAATTTGCAAAGAAAAGTACAAGAAGTTTTAGTGAATTTTGAACCAAGAGCAAGACTGGTTCAAATAGTTGCACAACCAGATATCGATAGAAATAGATATGGTTTACAAATTAGTTTTTATGTAATTGGTGTTCCACAAATACAAGTAGTTGAGTCATATTTAGAGAGGTTACGATAAATGAGAAAATTAGAAGTATCAGAATTAGATTTTGATAACATAAAGACCAATCTTAAAGTTTTTCTATCAAAACAATCAGAATTTTCAGATTACGATTTTGAAGGTTCTGGTATGGCAGTTTTATTAGACATATTAGCATACAATACACATTATCTTGCCTTCAATGCCAATATGTTGGCAAATGAAATGTACATTGATAGTGCAGATGTTAGAAAAAATATAGTATCAATTGCAAAGGGATTAGGATACACACCTACATCACCAAGAGCAGCATTAGCACAAATAGATATAACAGTCAATAATGTTGTAGGAGGAACATCTTCACTTACAATGGATAAGGGAACTGTTTTTACAACAACTGTAAGTGGTTCAGAATATCAATTTGTAACTAATGAAGAAGTAGTTATGCAACCATCTGCTGGTGTTTACAAATTTTCAAATGTGAGTATATATGAAGGCACACTTGCTTCTTTTAATTACACAGCAAACACTACAGACCCAGACCAAAAATTTATTATACCTAGTGCTGATGCTGATACTACAACATTAACAGTTACAATACAAAATTCATCTACAGATACCACAACTACAATTTATTCTCTGGCAACTAGTTTTCAGACATTATCAAATACCTCTGAAGTTTATTTTTTACAAGAAGGCGAAGATGGTAAATTTGAGGTAACATTTGGAGATGGCGTTGTTGGTAAGGCATTAGAAACTGGTAATATTGTACAGTTACAATATGTGGTTTGTAATAGAGAAGAATCAAATGGTGCAAGTGCATTTACATTAAGTGGTTCTATTGATAGTTATTCAGATGTTACAGTTGCAACTGTTTCAAACGCTCAAGGTGGTTCTGATGAGCAAACAAAAGAGTCTATAAAATTCAACGCACCTTTACAATACTCAGCACAAAACAGAGCAGTTACAACATCTGATTATGAAACAAAAGTTATAGAATTATATCCAAATGCTTCTTCAGTTGTTGCATGGGGTGGTGAAGATGATGAAACTCCCGTTTATGGTAAAGTAAAAATTGCAATTAAACCTAAATCAGGTTCATCATTAACAACAGCAACAAAACAAAGTATTATTGCAAGTTTAAAAACTTTCAATGTTGCTTCTGTTAAACCAGAAATCATTGATGCAGAAACAACAGCATTATTATTAACTTGTACTGTAAAATATAATAAAACTAAAACATCATTAACTGACGAAACTATAAAATCAAATGTTACTACCACAATTACAGATTATAATACAACTAATTTACAAAAATTTGATAGTGTTTTCAGGTTTTCAAAATTAATAGGATTAATAGATGATACTGATAATTCTATTATATCAAATACAACTACAGTTAGAATGAGAAAGAATTTTACTCCTGTTATAGGAACATCTACTGCATATAACATATATTTCAGAAATGCAATATACAACCCACATTCAGGTCATAATTCTAGTTCTGGTGGTGTAATAGAAACATCTGGATTTAAAATAGAGGGTAATAGTGATACTGTTTATTTTCTAGATGATGATGGTGCAGGTAATATAAGAAGATATAGTTTAGTAGGTTCTGTAAGAACTTATGCAAATAATACTCAAGGTACAATAACATACTCTACAGGTGCTGTATCAATCAATTCATTAAATATTGCAAGTGTAGAAAATATTAGAGGTGCATCTTCAACTGTTATTGAAATAACAACAACACCTGAAGCAAATGATATTGCACCTGTAAGAGGACAAGTTTTAGATATTGATATTGCAAACTCAACTGTTAGTGTAGAAGAAGATACTTATGAAGGTGGTTCATCTGATGCTGGCGTTGGTTACACAACTACATCCTCATATACAAATACTGCGACTACTTACTAATGGCAAAACTTACAAGAAAAATATCCACACATATACCTAGACAGGTACCAGAGTTTGTTCTATCTGAACATCCTCAATTTGTAGAATTTTTAAGAGAGTATTTTGTATTCTTAGAAAGTGCTGAAATGGGTTTAGAAACTATTCAATTGACTGATGGTATAACTCAAGAAACAGAAACAGGTTTAGAATTCAATATATTATTAGATGGTACTTCTATACAAAATTCTAGAACAGTTAGTAATAGTGGTGATAAGATATTACTTGAAAGTTCTACTTATGGTAAGTTTACAAATGGTGAGATAATTACAGGTTCTACATCAAATGCAACTACAACTATAATTGCTGATGATTTAGGAAAAGACAGAGTATTCGTAATATTTGATGATAAATTTCAAATAGGAGAAACAATAACTGGTGCAACATCTGGTGCCCAGGCAGTAATAAAAAGTTATAAACCAAACCCAGTTCAAAATATTCAAGAGTTATTGAGTTTTAGGGATCCAGATAAAGTTATTGACCAATATCTAACAAAGTTTAGAGATGAATTTTTAGCAACCATTCCCGAAGCACTTGCATCAGGTATTAATAAAAGAAATGTAATTAAAAGAATTAGAGATTTATATGAAACAAAAGGTACAAGTGTAGGACACGAATTATTCTTTAGAATTTTATTTAATGAACAATCAGAAACAATTTATCCTAGAGATAATATGTTGCGTGTATCTGATGGTAAATGGAATACAAGTTTAATAATGCGTTGCATTGCTACTGATGGTAACACCTCCGATTTAGTAGGAAGAACAATAACACAACCAAATGTTTCTTCAGATGCTACAATAAATCAGGCAACTGCTGTTGTAGAAAATGCATTTAAATTTCAAATAGGTGCTAATGAAGTAACTGAATTTATTTTAGGGAAAGATTCTGTTACAGGAACATTTGTTGTAGGACAACCAGTTCAAGGAACAAAAAGTGATGAAGATACACTTGTAGTAAAGGCAACTATTACAGGCATACCATCTGTGATTACAAACACGAATGATGGTGCTTTATATAGAAGTGGTGATACAATTGCTGTGACAGATGCAGGTGGTCAAGGTGCTATTATTCAAATTGATGAAGTTGGGCATGGTTCTTTAGATGATATAGTAGTGGATGCAGGTGGTTCAGGTTACGCAATAGGTGATGCTATTGTATTTAACAATTCAGGAACAGGTGGGGGTTCTGCCTCAGCAGAAGTTTCTGTAGTTAATGGTGGAATTTCTTTAGAGTCTGCAATTTCAAGTCAACCCGACCATAGAATTACAGATGACCATATCGTATTAGAAGATGCTACACAACAAGGTGATTCATACACAGGTAATAAAATAGTACAAGAATCAGGAACAGGAAGTGGTGATATTACAGATGTAAGAATAAAAAATACAGGTGATGGATATAATACATTACCAGTTTTAACAATTACATCATCAAGTGGTTCAGATGCAACACTTAGAAGTTTTGGTTCTGAAATAGGAAGAGTTCTTTCAGAAAAAATAACAGATTTCGGTGCGTCTTATGATACATCTCCTACACCACCCACTTTAGGGTTTACACAAAATCTTTTACTAAGAGGAATAACAGGTTCTTTTGCTGTTGATGAGACCATTACAGGTTCAGACTCATCATCTACAACAGTAACTGGTACTGTAGAATCTATAGATACAACTTTAAATATATTAAGAATTAAAAATGCAACTGGCACATACGACACAGATATAAGTGTTACAGGAGGCACATCAGGTGCATTTGGTATTGTAACTAAAAATGATAGAACAACTGCGACAGTTCTCGTTGGTGCAACTGCAAACACTTCTGGTAGTTATGTAAATCAAGATGGACATATTTCTGAAACAACAATGAAAGTGCAAGACAGTTTATACTATCAAGATTTTTCATATGTTATAAAAGTTGGTCGTTCTATCACAGAGTGGAGAGATAGTTTTCAAAAAACTATACACACAGCAGGTTTTTATTATCAAGGTGAGGTGAACACTTCACAGAGATTAAATCTTCAAATTAAAACTCCTGTTACAGGTATTCAGTCTGGTGCAGAAATCACACCTATCTTTAGATTGATAGACTTTATTTATACTGGTATAATAGGAAGAAGATTGGGAACTACAGATGACGGCACAAGTTTAAGAAGTAATGCACACCAAGAAATAGAAACTGCTGATAGAGGAACAACTTTAACACCAACAACACGAGATGTAACATTGAAGAGAGATTTGAAGTATATTCTTCGAATGAAAGAAAAGACAACTATTCGTTCAAATACAACTGTGTATGGTAGACCAGTTTCAGGAACACTTAAAACTTTAAATAAATTATTATTAGGACTTCATACTGCAAACAGAATACAACTAAAAGATATTGCAGGACTTAGATTAACAGGTTTACAAAATCAAAGTATTGATGGTGAACTAGTGCAGATGGATGATTTTACACAAAATGCAAAGACAAACTTTACAATACCTGCAGAGGTATGGCAACAAAGTGGAAATAGTTTTGATGAAACAGGAACCACTTTTGACCAAAATGATATCAAATTCGATAAGGGTTAGTCTTATAAATAAGTAGATAGAGGGAAATTTAAATGGCAAAACAGACACTCGGTATAGGTTCTACTGCAAATGATGGAACAGGTACAGTTCTCAGAGATGGTGGCGACTTAATCAATGATAACTTCAATGAGATTTATAGTAAACTAGGAAACGGTAGTGCGTTATACTCTTTGACATTTCCCAATGCTACTGATACGGTAGTAGGCAGAGCAACCACAGACACACTTACAAATAAAACACTTGCGATAGGTTCAAACTCAATTACAGGCACAATGTTAACAGTTACTGGTGATGATTCAACTGCTGTTGCGTTAACAGTAGGTAGTGATATAAAATTTGAAGGTGGTGATGGTATCACATCATCTGTCGATATTGCAACTAGAACAGTAAAATTTGAAACTGATGGAACTATTGTTACAGAAAACTCTACTGATACTATAACAAATAAAACAATCGCTGCTGGTAGTAATACTATAACAGGATTAACAAATTCTAACTTATCAGGTTCAGCAAGTATAACAAATGCTAATTTAGCAAATTCATCTATAACATTTGGTGACGAATCATCTAGTACGAGAGATATAGCATTAGGTGGTACTTTTGATATCGTTGGTGCAAGTGGTATTACAACTGCAATAACTAACAATAGAATTGATATATCAATCAACAGCGATGTAGTAACATTAACAGGTTCACAAGGATTATCCAATAAAACAATAGGTATAAGTCAGTTAACAACTAACACAAGAACAGCAACAGGTGATGGTTCAACTACAGCATTTTCTTGTTCAAATGGGCAAACTGTGCATAACACACTAGTATTCGAAAATGGTGTGTGTCAACAACCTACAGCAGATTACACAATATCAGGAACAACATTAACATTTGGCACAGCACCTGCAAGTGGTGTCAAGATTGTTATAAGAGAGTTATAAAAAGTATATAAATAGTATCGAGGAATAAAAAATGCCAGCAATTATTACAAACAAATTTAGAATAAACAATGCAGAACAGTTTCTGGAGAGTTTTACTGAGTCTAGTCCAAATATCTACTATTTAGGAATAGGTAAACCTCAGGCACACGCTACTCAGACAAGAGGTGATTTAAGAACAGAAAATCAAGGAACTGATACTGCCCCATTAACACCTGAGGATAGTATCGCAAATGAGTTCTTTACTTTTGATGATGCTCTTGCTGCTAAGAAAATTACTTCTTCAGATATCCAACAAGTTGTACCAAGAAGAGATTGGACAACAGGTACAGTTTATGATTACTATAGACACGACTATGGTGCAAGGGTAACAGGAACTACAACTACACAATCAGCAAATAGTGGTGCAACTGCTTTACTTGATTCAACTTTTTATGTAGTGTCTAGTGCATATAATGTTTATAAAGTTTTAGACAACAATGGTGATGCTGCCTCGACAGTAGAACCAACTGGCACTTCAACATCTATTTTAACAACTGGTGATGGATACAAATGGAAATATATGTATACATTATCTGCTGCTCAACAATCAAATTTCTTATCAACAGATTTTATGGGTGTTGCAACAAACTCAACTGTATCATCTGCTGCTGTTGATGGTGCAATCAACATAGTTAAAATTAAAAGTGCAGGTTCTGGTGGTACAAATGGTTCACATACAGGTGTTGCAATAAGAGGAGATGGTTCTTCAGGAGAAGTAACTGTTACTATATCGTCTGGTGCGATATCTGCTATAACTGTAACAAATGTGGGTTCTGGATATACTTTTGGTTATATAAGACTTGTCGATATTAATAGTGCTGGTGGTGGTTCACTAAGTGGTGCAGAGTTAGATTGTATCATTGAACCAAAAGGTGGACACGGTAAAAATGCTTTAGAAGAATTAGGTGCTTTCTTTGTTATGTTAAATACAACATTTACTGGTTCAGAAGCATCAAATAGTGGCGATTTTACAGTTGCAAATGATTTTAGAAAAATATTCTTATTAAGAGATCCACAATCTGGTGGTAGTGCTGCCTCAGCAAACACATTAAGGGCAACAAAAGCAATAAGATTTGCTTCTTCACCAACACCTGGAACATTTACAGCAGACGAAGAGATTAATCAAGCATCAACAGGTGCCGTAGGTAAAGTTGTAGAGTGGGATAGTTCAAACAGAATTTTATATTATATACAAACTAGATTTAATGATGAAGGTGTTGATACAAATGGTAATCTAACTGCGTTTAGTGGTACAAATGTTGTTACTGGACAAAGTTCTTCTGCGACAGGAACACCTGATGCTGATTCAGACAGTACAGTAAACAATGTTTCATTTACAAATGGATACTCAACAGCAGAGTTAGACGCCGACTCAGGAGATATCATATATCTAGAAAATAGAACACCAATAACAAGAGCGAGTGACCAGACAGAAAATGTTAAATTAATCGTTGAATTTTAAAGGATAAAGAATGCCAGCATCGACCGATTTTAATGTATCACCATATTATGATGATTTTTCAGAAAGTAAAAACTTTCATAGAATTTTGTTTAGACCAGCGTTTGCTGTTCAGGCAAGAGAACTAACTCAATCACAATCAATATTACAAAATCAAATTGAGAAATTTGGAAACCATGTATTTCAACAAGGTGCAATGGTATTACCAGGACAAGTTTCTATTGATACTGATTTTCACGCAGTAAAATTAACATCTAAATCTGCCTCTAGTTTAAGTACATATTTGAATTCAAATGTAACTGGAGGAACATCAGGTGTTGTAGGATTTGTAACTAAAGTTGATGTTACTGATGGCACAGACCCAGACACACTTTATATTAGATATACAAAATCTGGTACTGATAATGTAAAGACAGTATTTGATGATGGTGAAACTATAACTTCAGATGCTAGTGGTGCACCAACTGCTGTGGTTGCAACAACACATATAGGTTCAGCAGCACAAGTTCAAGCAGGAACATATTATGTAGATGGTTTTTTTGTTAGAAATACTACTGAAACAATCGTATTAGATAAGTACACAAACACAGCAAGTTATAGAATAGGTTTTACAATTGCAGAAAGTTTTGTAACTGCTAGTGACGACAGTTCATTAAATGATAATGCAACTGGTTCATCAAATGAATCAGCGCCTGGTGCCCATAGATTTAAAATAGAATTAACACTTGCAAAGAAAACATTATCAGATACAGATGATGGTAGTTTTATCGAGATTGCAAGGGTTGTAAATGGTAGAACAAAAAAGTTAGTTAGAAGTACAGAGTATGCTGTATTAGAAGATAACTTAGCAAGAAGAACATTTGACGAGTCTGGTCACTATACATTAGAACCATTAAAGTTAGAAGTAAGAGAACATTTATCTAGTGGTAATAATAGAGGTATTTACACATCAGGCAATGGTGGTGATTCTACAAAGTTAACAATAGGTGTTGACCCATTTAAGGCATATGTACAAGGATATGAAATAGATAGTATCGGCACTACATTTGTTGATGTGGAAAAGGCAAGAGATTTTGATTCAGAAAATAATCACAAAACAAGATACAATCTTAAAAACTTTGTTAATGTAAATAATGTTTTTGGTCAACCAGATATTACATTTGTATCTGGTGATGTAGAGGCATTTAAAGCAGTAAGTTTATTTGATACAAAAACTGCTGTAAGAGGCACAGCACTAACATCTATAGGAACAAATGTTCCTCAAATAGGTAGAGCAAAATCTAGAGGTTTTGAATATGTTGCTGGTTCTGAAACTAACGATATATTTACAAGCAATTCAACCACAATCTTTAGACATTATCTATTTGATATAGAGATGTTTACAAGACTTAGTATACCAACATCAGTATCATTTACAACTGGTGAAAAAGTAACTGGTGCATCAAACGCTGGTACTGGTATTGTTACTTCTGTAACTGCTACAAAGAGTACAGCAGTTACTTCGATTACTGCATCAGGTACAGATATTGAAGGTGCATTTTCAGCAGCAGTTGTAACACTTGCAAATCACGGTTATGTAGATGGTCAACAAATTACATTATCTGGTGGTAACTATCAAGTAGATAGTTCTGCTGTTTCTACTGATACAATATACACAGTAAAAAATACAACAACAAACACTTTCGAATTATATAACGCCGCTGGTACAGATGCTGTTAATGTGACTGCATTTACATCTGGTCCTACATCAACTGCAACAACCATAATGCTTACAAATGTACAAGGGTTCTTTGAAGCAGGAGAAGTAATAAATGGTGCATCATCAAATGTAACTGGAACAATTCAATCAGACAGATATGGATTTAAGGCAGTTAAAACTTCTGAGGTAAGTGAAGTCAAACAACTATCAATGGCAGGTTCACCTGCTTATACTGCTGACGCTGATTTAACTTCTACATATGGAGAGAATACAGAGTTATCTGGAAATATAACAGTTGCAAACAGTTCTGCTACAATTACAGGTTCTGGTACAAACTTTACAACTGAATTAAGAATAGATGACCAAATCACATTTGTTAATAATGCTGGCGATACGGTAACAGGTTTAATTAAATTTATAGATTCTAATACATCTCTTACATTACAAAGTGCTGTAGGTAGTTCAGATGTATCTACTGCTAAAATTATTACTAGACAAAGAGGTAAATTACAAAATCCTGAAAACAATAGAAATATATTTAAATTACCATACACAACAATTAAAACATTAAAAACAACTGACAATGGTTTAGTCACAGATACAAACTTTAATGTAAGAAGAAACTTTACAGGCACTTTATCATCTAATGGTGATTTATCAATCACAACAGGAACAAACGAAACTTTTGCCTCATTAAACAATGATGATTTCTCAGTCACAATAATGTCAACTGGTTCTGGAGGAACTGGTGCTGTTGGAGATGTTTTAAATCTATCAGGTAATAACCATGAGGGTGACGCAATATTTACTCTTTCAGGTTCACCAACGGGTAGAACACTAACACTTGATTTTGGTGCAAACTTTAATGGTCACAAAGTAAAAATACTTGCGACTGTTTCTAGAAGTGTTGCACAAAATAAAGCAAAAACATTAAATTCAAATGAAACACTTGCTGTTTCCACTCAGGCAACAATAGAGAGTGGTATCATTGGATTAGGAAAAGCAGATATCTATAATTTAGATTCAATTTATATGGCACCTGATTTCGATACTGCTGCCACTTCAAGTCATACAGACATTACAGATAGATTTGAATTAGATAATGGTCAAAGAGATAACTACTATGATATTGGTAGAATTAAATTAAAACCTGGTAAGTTAATACCATCAGGTAGATTGTTAATACAATTTGATTATTTCTCACACGGTTCTGGTGATTACTTTGATGTAGACAGTTATGCTGGTGTTATTGATTACGAAGATATACCATCATACACATCTCCAATTGATGGTGAAATATTAGAGTTAAGAGATTGTTTAGATTTTAGACCAAGAGTAGATGATGCAAGTACAATTAATTCTGGTAATGTTGATAGAACATATGACGGTACTGGTGCTTCTGACGCTGATGTTGTAGAGTTTAATTCTGACATTACTACAGACTTTGAGTATTATTTACCTAGAATAGATAAACTATTCTTAACAAGACAAGGTGATTTTAAAATTTCAAAAGGTGCTTCTGCATTAATACCTGAACCACCTTCAAATCTAGATGGTCATTTATATCTTGCAAGAATAGATTTACCTTCATATACACTCAGAACACAAGATGTAAATCTGACTCAAGAAGATACGAAAAGATTTACAATGAGAGATATTGGTGAAATTGAAAGAAGAGTTCAGAATGTTGAATACTATACTCAATTATCATTATTAGAAGCAGACTCTAAATCATTACAAGTACAAGACGCTGATGGTTTTGACAGATTTAAAAATGGTTTTGTTGTAGACAATTTCTCTGGTCACAATGTTGGCGATGTTTCAAATAAAGATTACAAATTTGCTGTAGATAGGGCAAACGGAGAGGGTAGAGGATTATATTTCTCTGATGCTGTTGAATTAGAAGAAGTAGATGATGATGGTACTGCGATAGTAGAAGCAGATAGAACTGCTGCTGGTTATCAAAAAACTGGTGACTTAATTACATTACCATATACAGAGGAAACTTTAGTAGAAGTTCCTTATGCAACTGCTACAGAAAATTTAAATCCGTATGCTGTATTCAATTGGATTGGTCAAATAGAATTAGACCCACCTATTGATGAATGGAAAGATATAGTAAGAATACCAGATTTAACAGTTAATGTTAGAGGTTCTTTTGATAACTTTGCATTTAATAGAGGTATAACAAATCCTAATATTTCAGATATACCCTTGGGTACAGAATGGAATGAATGGCAGACTGCGTGGACTGGACAAACAAGAACTTTCAACTCTGGTTGGAATACTATAAGTCAAACGACAATAGGACAAACAAGAACAGGTATTCGTACAAACGCTGTTGCATTAACAGTAACACAAAATCTAGGTGATAGAGTTGTTGGTGTTAACTTTATACCATTTATTAGAAGTAGAGATGTTGGATTTACTGCAAGAGGTATGAGACCAAACACTAGAGTTTATGCTTTCTTCGATAATGTAGATGTTAATGGAAATGTAACACCTACTGGAGGTTCATTAGGAGGTAGTATCGTTACAGATGCAAATGGTCTTGCAACAGGTACTTTTGCAATACCAGACCCAAATGTAGATTCTAATCCTAGATGGAGAACAGGTAAGAGAGTTTTCAGACTAACTGCATCATCTACTAATTCAACCGATAAAACTGATGCTGCTACATCTGCTGAAGCAGATTATGTGGCAAAAGGTTTGCAAGAAACAGTTAGAAGTGTGTTCACATCAACAAGAGAATTACAAACAATAAGAACAAATGTAACAAGTAATAGAACGACAGTAAGACAATCTGTTTCTGCACGACCAAGACCTCAACCGATACAATTCGGCGGAGGAGGAGGAGGAGGAGGCGGCGGTGGTGACCCACTTGCTCAGTCATTTATGGTAGATGAGGATAATGGAGTGTTCGTATCAAGTGTTGAAGTTTTCTTTGCAACTAAATCTTCAACAATACCTGTAAGAGCAGAAATTAGAAATATGATTAATGGTTATCCAGGTCAAGAAGTTTTACCGTTCTCAGTTAAATATTTAAATCCTTCAGAGGTGAATATAAGCACAGACGGAACTGCTGGAACAACTTTTACATTTCCTTCACCAGTTTATTTGCACGAAGATACAGAGTATTGCGTTATTTTATATTCAGACTCATTTGATTATACAGCATACATTTGTAAATTAGGTGAAAAGACTTTAGATAGTTCAAGAATAGTTTCAAAAATACCTGATTTAGGCATTTTATTTAAATCAAGTAACTATAGAACTTGGACACCATTTCAAATGGAAGATATGAAGTTTAAACTGAACAGATGTAAGTTTACAACAGGAACAAACGGTGTTGTGACTCTTGCAAATAAAGATTTAACAACAAAAACACTTGCAACTAATCCATTAACAACATTTAATGGCACTGGTCTTATTAGAGTTAAACATCCTAATCACGGTATGTTATCTACATCAGATAATGTAACAATCGCAAATGTTGCTTCTGGCACATACAATAATATTTCTAATAGTGATATAAATGGTACATATACAAGTATATCTAATATGACTTTTGATAGTTATGATATTACAACTGGTGGTACTGCAAATGCTACAAGTGAAGTAGGTGGCACAAGTGTTACTGCTACACAAAATAGATTGTATGATGTATTACAATTACAAATTGGTCATATTGTACACCCAGATACAACACTTTCAACATCTATTAGAACTACAACTGGTAAATCATTACACGGTTCTGAAACACCATTTAGTCTAGCATCTTCTGATAACGCAAAGACAGTAGTTTTAAGTAAAAATATTTATTTTACAGAACCTAAACTAGTGGCATCTGCAATCAATCAAACAAATGAAATGTCTGCAACCACAAACTTTAAAACATTACTTACAAACATAACAATGAATAGTACATCAGACAATATGTCTCCTGTAATTGATGTTAAGAGATTAACTGCATTTACAATTCAAAACAGAGTAAGTAATCCAAGTGTGAGTTCAACTAGTACATTTACAGGCGATGGTTCAACAACTGCATTTACTTTAGGTGCAACACCATCAAGTGCTCATATTATGCAAGTTAAGAAGAATGGCAACTTATTAGAACCAATTGACGATTATACAGTATCAAGTACAACATTAACTCTTGCAACTGCACCAGCATCAAATGATAAAGTTGTTGCAAAGATTACTAACACAGTAAACTTTAGAGAAGATACAGACAATGAGGGTGGTTCTGCATCATCAACATATCTAACAAGACCTGTTAATCTTGCAAATGCATCTACCGCTCTAGAAATTAGAGTTGACGCATCAGTAAGAGTGACTGGTACTATAGAGGCATATTTTAGAACAAGTGGTGGTGAAGAAGTAAGACAATTAAAAGATATTGGATATACAGCATTCAATTCAACAGGTGCACCTGATACTGCTGTTACGCCTTCTGAAGGAAACAATGTTCAAGATTCATCATTTAACGAACATAAATTCTCAGTAAGTGATTTACCAGAGTTCTCATCATTTCAAATTAAATTGGTTATGAAAGGAACAGTATCATCATATCCTGTTAGAATTAAAGACTTTAGGGCAATTGCATTGGCGGTATAATGAGTAAGTTAATAAAAGTGGAAGGTTTTAATAATTTAGTAAGAGATGAATATTCTAATGCTATAATTAATACAAATAAAACTGAGTATGAAAAGTATATGGCAAGAAAAAAAGCAATGCAAAAAAATAGAGATGAAATTAGGGGTGCTGTAAGAGAAATAAATAACATTAAGAAAGAATTATACGATATTAAAAAATTAATAACAGATTTTGTAGGTAAAAAATAATGGCAGATAGAAGCGTAGGAACCACAGATACAGTCGAAACATTTAGAACCACCTTTAACAGTTTGGCATCTGATTTAGGTGATATTAGTAATCTAAGTGTAACAGGTGCATCAGACTTAGTAGAAGCAGTAAATGCTGCTTCAAATGCAAGTGCAACTTTTGTTATTGGTGATGATTCATCTACAGAGGCAACTATATCTACTGGTCACACTTTTAGATTAAAAAGTGGTTCAGGAATAAGTGCGACAGTATCACCTACAGATGATTCATTAACTGTTGCAATTGCACTAGGTAGTATATCTGCTGCTGGTTCAGACACAGATAAATTTTTAGTTAGTGATAGTGGCACTATAAAATATAGAACAGGTACACAAGTGTTATCAGACATTGGTGGTATTTCTAGTGTTACATTTAACAATAGAAAATCTACAGGTGATGGTTCAACAACAGGTTTCACAGTTACAAGTGGTCAATCTACAGCATCAGTAATCGTAACTGAGAATGGTGTTGTTCAACAACCAACTGACGATTATGCTGTATCAGGAACTACATTAACATTTACAACTGCACCCGCCGATGGTGTAATAGTTAATATCCGAGAAATTATAGGTTCTTAATTATAAATAGTATAAATAGTATTAGGAGATAAAATGACAACAAGAATAACAACTGATAATATAACAGATGACACCATACAAACAGCAGATGTTGCTGATTTACAAGTTACAAATGGTAAGTTGGCATCAACAGCAGTTACATCTAGTAAAATGGCATCTCTAGTTACAATAAACATTTTGGCATCAGACGGTTCAACCGTTGTAAAAACAATATTTACACCAGGTTCATAGGAGAAAATTGATATGACAGCAAGAGTACCATTAATATATGATTCAACCGTTAATAATCCTCGAAGAATGACAGATGATGAGATTGCATTAAGTAAACTATATTGTATTTATGCTTATGCAGGTAACCCTTCAGTTACTTTGGCAGTAGCAGGAACAATCGCAGGTGGTACATTATCAAGTGCGTTTACAGATACAAGAAAATCTGCAGGTGCAACATCAACAAGCACAACAGCATTTCCAAATGAAAGTACAACAGAAGAACCTCAAACAGTAACAGTTTCTTATCAAAGAATGACACAAACAAACGCAAGTGTTTCACCAACAGCAGATGGTGGAAGACTTTGGCCAGTTTACCTAACATCAGGTGGAAATATTCAGGCAATGAATCAAACAGATGTTAACGATACATTTTTACACCCTGCAATTGACTTATTAGTATCAGCATTTTCTGACAGAGAAAATCAAGGTGGAACATATACAGTTGCATCCGCAACAACTTTAAGTAATTGTACATTAGTTTCATCTAATCCAATATTCATAGATACAAGAGCAGATGTAAGTGAATATGCTGCTGGTAGTATACCAGAAACTTCTGACCAACCAGAAACAATAACACAGTATTACTTGTTTAAAGTAGACCAAGGTACTGAACCAAATCTTACACAAGATAATGGTTGTCCATTGTTTATTAATAGTGACGGCAACTTACAATCATTTGCATTGTCAGATTGGCAAGGATATTTAACAGAGTGGATAAGAGAAACTGCTTCTGAAAGTACAAACACACATCAAATATCTTATAATGTAAATGGTTCTGGTACTAACAGAGGAACAGGAATGGTAAACACAATTCTAGATGGTTCTGGTAACCGTCAAACAAGGCAAGTAGATGATGATTATAGGGCACAGGAGTTTCCAAATGGTTCACCATCAACTGCTGCTACACACAACTTAAAAATTACTAAGGCATAATAGGAGATATAATGGCAGAATTTAAAGATAAATTAATTGAAGCGTACTTCACTAATAATGAAAAAAGTACCATTTGTGCTATTTACAAAGGGACTAACGACAAAGGTAAAGATGTAGCAGTAGAGCATCATTTAGTTGTAGACCCAGATGATTATTACTATCAAGAGTTAATGAAAGAATTAACTATAGAAGAGATAGAAGAACATACACAAAAGAGATTAGAAGTATATACAGAAAATTTAAAAAAACTTGTTAAGAAATGGGCATTAGCAGAACCTACAGACTGGGATCCTAAAAGTGTTGACAAAATTGTAAATCATAGAATGATTAAATTT